ATACTCAGGTATATCTCCTACGCTACCACGAAGTCGTGCTGCTACAGCTTCTGGGCTTACGCCTGTAAGCATTGTTTGTGTACCAGCAGAAATTCCACTAGCGGCAGTCTGTATATCAATATCTGTGGGAACTCTACTAGCAGCATAGGCTTGCGCTTGCTGGTCAAGAGAAAGAATACCTTCTTCAGCAGCTTGTCCCTGAAACAGACTTTGTGCAAAACTAGCTGCATCAAATTGAGCATTAGGATCAGCAAGTTTAGCGGCCTGATTTCCTGCTCTAACTGAGTTTACGAAAGACTCATATGAATCTGTACCAGCAGATAGCAAAGTTTGAATTTGCGCATCGGATAATTTGTAATCTCGTTTTAGTTTTTTACCTTTGTCACTATAATCAAGTATAGCTTTTGTACGCTCTTTACGTACAGCCTGCGCCTCTTTAGCTAAATTTTCAGCAGTATTCTTTAAAGATTCTGCGTACTCTTCGTCTAATGCTCGTATATTTTTAGTAGCTTTTTCAGCTGCACCTGCTAGAAACGATTGTAATCTAAAAGCCATATTACATTGCTCCTTTACGAGACATTAAACCTTTTGGTTCTACAGATACATTTTCGTTATTATCGTCTTCGTATGACATTTCTTCTTCTAGTTCTTGTTCATCAATGTCAGAAAGACTAGCCATAGCTTTATTAAGAATACCTTTGTCTGGAATATCTTCTCCGTCAGTGTCACCAACTACGTATGGAACTTCTGCATTTTTTGCAAGACCTTCCATTAACTCTACAAGGATAGGATTAACAAGAACACCTACATCAACAGTGTGAAGCCCTTGCATTACACCACCAAGAGTTAGAGTTTCTGCAATAGCGGTCAACGGAATTTTCATTTCGATAATGTCTAAAAGTTGTGCAGCCATTTTAGGCTGAACGATGCGAGACACGTAAAAATCTACACCTTCTTCTAAAGTAGATAACTCAGGCGCAGTTTGCCACGGGCGAGAACCACGTTCAGCGGTTAAACCCTGACCCGGAATAGGAGCATCAAAATCTGATGTTTCTCTAAATGCCATTATGCTTTTTCCTCATTTGACATAGCTTCACGTATAGCAAGCATGTAATCTAATACTTTTTGACTTTCCGTCTTAGTTTTGTTTGCAGTTTTAGTACGTGATTGTAGCACATTATTAGGAGAAAGTAAACCTGTTCTACCTTGTGTTTTAGCTTTCACTTTATTTTTTTGTGCTTCAGCTACAGCATTACGCATATTTAATACTGCAAGTTTTGCTGGTTGACGTTCAATACTCATTTTTTACCACCTTATCCATTAACTTTTTAATAATAGGTCTAGCCAAAAAGGCCACTTAAAATAGTTCCACCCGTTTGGCTAGTCAACAAAGTACTAAAGAAGCCGCCAATCATGCCGCTTTCTTCTGCGTCCAATTTTAGTTTTTGCATATCCGCACTTGTCTTAGCTGACAGTTCACCTAAAGCCATTTGTACAAGTCTGTCTGAATCATTTTCTCCAGAAGTCCACGCCCACTCCATTGTATCACTATAATAATTCCATAGATTATCATAGGCTTCTTTACTAATATCTAATATAGCATTAGCATTAAGTTCATTAGCACGGTTAACTGCTGCAGTATCTGCTGTAGCAATCTGTCTACGCCACTGCGCATTTGACTGTGCAATCACAAGCTGGTTCTGTGCATTAAATTGATCTCGCTGATTATTAAGTTCAGCGTTAAAGCGTTCCACTGTATTAGTTTGACCTGCATTAAACTGTGCCTGTGCATTTTGTTGAGTAGCATTAAACTGTGATACTTGTGAACCCAAGCTAGCAAAAAACTGGTCAACTTGATTTTGGCTAGATGCATTAAACTGTGCAGCAGCATTAGTAGCGGCTTGGTCAGTAAACAGTGACTGTACACGTTGCTGTGACTTAAACAACTCAGTCTGTTGGCGGTTAGATAAGTTAGCCATATCAACCTGTAAGAAATTTTGTGCGTTTTGTACTGCTGTTGCTTGACGGTTATTAAGGTTTTGTGAATCCAGTTGAGACAGAGCAGCAGCTTCTGCCATTACAAGAGCCTGATTATTAGACAGGTTTTGCAGATTCATTGTATTAGCAGCACGTGAGTTCTCTAACTGTACTTGTTGTTCTGCTGTAAAGTTTTGGTTGGCAATGTCACTAATTTTGCTAGCGTTTATTACCTTTGATTGAAACGTCTGGTCAAACTCCTGCCCCATAAACTTAGCACGTTGCTCTGCAGCAAGCATTGCTGACTGCTGTCTGTTAGACAAGTTTTGTGATTCAAACTTAGCTACTGTAGCAGCATCAGCCATTGCAATAGGCATTGCCGATTCCATAGCAGCCTGTACAACAGCCTGTCCAGCTAGTGATGAAGCACCTAGACCACGTGCAGCCATAGCTGATGTAGCAGCCCTCATTGCCCCCGCAGCCCATGACGGTGTTTGACCATCTTGAAACTGCGTCATCAATCCAGACAATTGATCCTGTACCATTGCCTGTGCTGATGGATTAGCTGTAGCTGCTGCAGCCTGTGTTTGTTCAGCTAAAGCGGCAGCTTTTGTAGCATCTACACCTGTACCGCTTATAAGTTCACCATCCTGTAGCTGACGTTGTACAGGATTGTCAATTAGAATAGCGTTGCCCTGTGCAGCAGTCAGATCGCCTACAGATGATGTAGTCTGTTGGGCAGCAGTAATATGCGCACGAGGGTCTTGAGGGTCAGCTTGTGCTGCTTGTGTAGCGTTCATAGCTGCATCTACTGCAGGTGCAGCTTGTGCAGCCTGCATTATATTTGCTTGTGATGGTGTAATCTGTTCAGCTTGTGCGGTAGCCGCTGTCGCTGTCGGTACAGCCACTTGACCAGTTATAGCACCTGTACCAGCAGCAACGTCTTGAGCAGCCGTTACAGGCGTTTCTGCAGCAATTGTGGTACCACCTACAGGTACACCCGGCTGATACATCTGTTCTACAGTATATGTTCCAATTTGAGGTTGATTAGTTGTAAATCCCGGTGTTTTTACATCACCTACGTTTACTCCTTCTGGTAACGTGTCTCCCTCTACATAATATGTAGGATCAGTTACAGTAGACTTTTGCTCACTTGGCCCTGTCACCGTAGGGGTAGCCGCTTGTGTGCCTGAAGGATTGGTTGTTGTACCACCGACAGCAAACTTCTTACGTGCCATACCGCCTTTAGCCATTTGCTGTGCAGCATTGGTATACATATTCATCTGCTGTTGACGGGCTGGGTTTTCTTCAATAAACTGCTGAAACTGGTTCATATCACCTTGATAGCCCATTGCCTGTGCAATCTTATTCATTGCTGCAGGTTTAAATGCTTTAAACATTGCCATTGATTACAGTTCCCTGCTTAATACTTTGTCTAACTTATCTTCTACACGGTGTAGTGCTTCCATGACACGGCGCATATCATCACGCATCTCTACACGAGTAGCGTACTCCTCACGTGTCTTGTTCAGCAGTATCTCTACACGCTTCTGTTCACGGGTCATGCCATTAGCCCACCACGCACCAGCCGCAGCAATGATACCCAATAGCATATCTACGAGACTGGTCATTTCCATAGCTACGCAGTATACCCTTGACCAGCAGTAATAGCCGCATTAGCCGCAGTCATATCTTCAGAACCCCAGAAGTCTTTAGCAACCATAATCTCAAGATGCTCAACATTCCTGTCCACACAGTCCTGCTTGTCTGCTGCATTATCGTCTGCCATAGCCTCGCCAGCAATAATAGCATTGATGAGGTCAACGCTGTGACCCATTGCTGTGTAGTGCTTTGCGATTTGTTCTGCTGTTAGTTCGTCCATTAGTTTGTCTCCAGTGCTTCTATTCTTGCTGTTAATGCTGTGATTGTTGCTTGCTGTTCTTGGATAGCTTTGATGCACAGCGACACCATATTGCCATAAGCCAATGCGTCTGGCTCACCGTTTTCGTTATATTGCACAAACTCTGTCAGGCCAGCATCGTGGACTTCTTCAGCAATTAAGCCGCCAAAGATTGTGTCGCCGTTATTGTTACCTTTGTATGTTACAGGCCGCAATGAAAGTAATTCTGTAAGGCCGTTAGTTGCATCAGTAATAGTATTTTTGTAGCGGCGAGATGATGTGCTTCTATAGAACCTTCCATCAGTACCAATATGAACATTTGCGGCACTTCCACTAGTGTCACCGTAAACGTAAGGTACTTTAAATGCACCATTACTATCTACTTGTATTCTAGGATTACCACTGCCATCCGACAGCACGATGTTGTTGTGGGTTGTGCGGATGTCTAGGCCGTTTTGGTTGCCGTTGAAGCGGCCTAGGACGGTGTTGCTTACGCCTGTTGTTATCCAAAAGCCAGCATCTCTGCCGATAAGGGTATTGTATGAACTAGTTACAAAATGGCCTGCTTGGTTTCCAACTATCGTGTTGTATGACCCCGTTGAATTACTAAGAAGCGCACCATAACCAATACCAGTATTATACAAACCTGTTGTTGTCGCATCGCCAGCCACACGACCCACGTATGTATTTCTTTCGCCTGTCGTTATGTTCTGTCCTGCATTAGACCCAACCGCTGTGTTGTAGCTTCCAGTGGTTACATCATATAAAGCATTATAGCCAACAGATACATTTTCAGTCGCTGTTGTTCCAGAGTAAGATGCCAGATACCCAACTGACGTGTTGTTATCACCAGTGGTATTAGTCACCGAAGCCGCATACCCAACAGCCACTGTACCACTTGCTGTAGTGCTGTTATACAGTGCCCGATACCCAACAGCCACTGTACCATTTGATGTAGTGTTGGATCGAAGGGCTTCTTGACCAATTGCTACATTTTCTGCGCCAGTAGTATTTTGGAATAAACTATTATGACCTACACCCACATTTGAGTAGCCGCTTGTTGTATAAAACCCAGCACGATAACTGAAAAATGCGTTATTTGTACCAACGGTGTTGTTATACCCAGCCTGATAACCAACAGCAGTGTTGTTGGATGCGGTGGTGTTGGAGTAGAGGGCTTGACGACCTAAAGCTACTGCGCTTCCCCCTGTTGTGTTATAGTATAAAGCACTGTCACCGATAGCAACATTCAAGTTACCCGTAGTGTTTAACCCTAGTGCATTTACCCCATTTGCCGTATTGTTATAGCCTTGTGTATTAGCCGTTAAGGAATTTGAGCCTATTGCCGTATTGTTACCGCCAGACAAGCTGCCACTAGAAAGCGCAGTATCACCCAACGCCACGTTGCCTGTGCCAACAGGATAGTTACCATCCAGCTTGATTGTGCCGGAGTCAACAGAGACGTTGCCAGCTACAGTGAGGCCGTCAACCGTAAGGGTTCCTGTGATATCCTTATCTGCGCTGTCTGCTAAGTCTCTTGCTCTACTCATTACTCTGCGCCTTCCTCTTCAGCCGGAGCCATCTCAGCAGCTTGTGCCGCCAGATGTGCTGCATACGCATCTTTGACTGCCTGTGTATGCACAGCGGTGCAAATAGCTTGAACCTCTGTGCTTTCGCCTGTGATGTCTGCGTCAGGTGCTACTGTGTGCCGTGAGAACGCACGACTAATCTCAACGCCATCACGCTTGATGACTGTTGCGGTGCGTACTTGAACGTGCTTGTGTTCACCTACGATTTCAATTTTGTCTTGGATTGTTTCTTCTGTTAGTGCCATTGTTTTTCTCCTTTAAGTCCGTCTCAAGAGTCCACTTAAGATAATTAAGATGTTGTGTACCAACCGCCAACCAGTACATCTGCGCCTGAAAAACTAGCATTTGTAAAGGTTCCGTTGGTGGATGTTCGTGGATTTATGCCTTGCGGCTGTGCTCTATTTCTAACGTGTGTATTTATACTTTGAACAATGCTTACCCCACCAAAGAAATAATTACTGCCAGTCGGGTCTGGAGTAAACGGTAAAGTAATGTTTGTAACTGTGCCATCTGATGTTGTCGGAAACCGTACAAATACTTCAACAAATACAGCAAGACCTATTTTTGTGTACCTACCTTGTGCTACAGTTAGTGTCACTCCAGAAACAGTTGGAGTAAACGTCCCTTTTTCAAAGTCATCCAAATAATTAGCTGAGCCTGTGCCGCCTACGTAGACACCGCCTGTTACACTAACATCACCAGTAACAGATACGCCAGTGCTAGAAGTGCTTAATTTTTGTGAAGTTCCTTTATAAAGTTTAGATTCACCATCTGCGCCACTTATCAACGCAGGAGTATGACCATTAATGCTAAGACCTGATTTTAAATTATTATTAGCATCTTGATTACCTAGTATAAAAGTATCGCCATAATCATTACTAGGATTACCAACGTTCACGCTTTGCGCATCCGCAGAATTTCCCTCTACTAAAGAACCTTTAAGAATAGTAGTGTTATTCCAAGGTGCTTTAAATGTTTCTGATGTAGGGATATTAAAAGCAGTTAAAGCCCCAATCGCCCATTGATTGTAATATAAAGCATCTATCGACTGAAGTGACCCACTGCTATTTATATCAAAAGGCACAGTTGGTTCAAATCCAGAAACAATATAATTGTCAGGTAAAGTTAAAACACCATTAGAATCAACAGAAAGAAGATTGTGGTTAGCAATACCCAAGCTAGTCAGAGTTGGGCTTGGGATACCAGTCAGAGCAGAGCCATCACCACTAAATGCTGATGCGGTGACAGTCTCGCTGACATTTAGAGGCCCATTTACACTTCCGCTAAATATATTAAACACATCGTAAGCGACAATCTCCACTACATCGCTTGCAGTAAGCGCAGTCAGACCAGCAATCGTATTGTCAGTAGAGGTGTTATAGTCAGTACCTGCGACAAGTGAAATTCCATTTAAACTAACGTCTACAAACGCCCCATCAGCAAATGTTAAAGTATTACCGTTATCATCGGCACCGCTTAAAGATGTTTCTCCACCAGAAGCAGTAAAGTAGAATCTATTTCTTACCCCCTGCGAGGGTGTTTTACCTAAATATGCCATGTTCTCTCACTTGTGTTTGTACTAGGGTAAGCGTGACCTGTTCCCCCATTAATTCGTACACTGCTCTTGCAGCCTCTTCAACTACCGTGTCTTCAGTAAATCCTGATTCAAGAAACTCGTCATTTATACAAATCAAAACTGGTTCTTCGCTATCATCGTTTATCTGAAATGTGACATCCCAAAAATAATTTGTCATTATGCACCTACATTAGTCGAAGGAAATGCTCGACCATCGCCCCATAAAATTCTAACCGCACCTTGCGCTCCGTTACCAGCATGCGACCCCCAGTAAGAACTGCTTTTTCCACCGCCGCCGCCACCAAAATTGCCGCCGTCAAGAAAGCCGCTGGTGCTGTTTGGGGTAAAACTATTACTACCGCCACTGCCACCTTGACCAGCACCGGATGTTTGACCTACGCCTGATGCCCCTTCTCCATAGATTCCGGTTCCACCGCCGCCGCCAGAAATATGGTCTTCATATAGGCCGGACGCTGCGCCACCACCAGAGCCTCCACCGCCACTTCCACTATCGCCTGCACTAGCACCATCATCTCTACCGGCTCCACCGTTGCCACTATATCCTCCGGCTCCACCCCCGCCTGCTGGGCCGTAAGATGATGCACTGGTAGTTGTAGTACCGCCGCCATTACCACCACCTGTCGAAGCAAAAGTAAAACTAGTTGTGTTAAAACTATATGTACCGCCCGTAGACCTAGTTAGGGGATATCTTCCCGCAGGTCCACCTCCAGCGGTTGCAATAAGAAGCCCACCTGTTTCTAACTTACTATCCCCACCTTGTGTACTGCCTGTTGAATATGCCCCGTCAATACCCCCTGCTCCAACCGTAACGTCTATTATTTGTCCCGGTGTTACGGCTAAACCATTAAACCAGCAAAGTGCGCCACCACAACCGCCATTCATCGCATAAGTATAATCTGAACTACTTAGACTATAATACAATCCCCCGCCGCCGCCGCCAATTGCAACAGCACTAACAGAGGTTACACCGTCCGGTACTGTAAAAGTACCTGATGAGGTAAATACTTGGTCTCCAAAAGGTGAACCGCTAGATGAACCAAATCCAAAGCCTTTAGCTGAACCTCCACCCAACGATGCTAACATAGGCAATATTAAATCTCCCTATGCAAATTGCGTTTGACTAGCTAATACAGTAAAAGTAGCGTCTGCAGTTTTAATTATTGTAAAAGTATAAGCATCTAAACTGCTTGCATTTCCAGATGTTGGTGCAGAACCACCTTGCCATTTTACTGATGACGTAACGTTAGTACTATCTATAGAAATTGTTGTTGGGTAGTAAGCAGTAGTTCCCGTGGTTAGAATCCAAGTTAAAGTTTTGCTTTGTCCATTAGTCATTGTACTGTTTACGTTTATAAAATTTACACCTCTGGCTTGTGTTTGCGCTGTTGTGTCGTAAGCAACAGCTTGTGCAGCCGTATCAAAAGTAAAAGTACCCCCACCTTGACCAAAAACATAAACTTTTTCAACTACTTCTTCAATGTCTAACTGATTATCAACCACCACTTCGCCTGTGAAAGTTGCGCCGGTCAGCATTGCTGCCCCAGCCGCTGCCACATTTGTAGCATCAGTTACATCTGCACCGGCTTCTATGCCGTCCAGCGTTGCACCATCTGCTGTTGGGTCTCGACCATTTATGGTTTTATTGGTTAGTGCCTGTGTGCCTGTAAGGGTGACAATAGTACTGTCAGCAAATTCACCTATAGCTTTTGGTCCTATATAACTCATACTGTTAATCCCTATGAAATCTCAAGGTATGACAAAGCAACATCTGCCGAAGCGGCGGTATTTGATGTAACTTTTATAGTGTCACCGGGTTCTAAAACTATTTTTTGATCGCCGCCAACCGCAATTAAGGAAGACCCTACAGGAACAGGAGCGTCCTTTATGATATAAACACTGTCTTCTGCGCCACTGGTGCGAGTGCTTGCATCTAACTGAACATCAATTTCAATCTGGCTTGTGTGTATATTTGCTATAGTTAAACCAATTATGGTTGTTTCTGTTGAGGCAGGGCATGTGTAAACGGTAGCAGGGGATGTTCCCACTCCAGTATCTGTCTCTGATTTAAAAGCGTTTGCCATTTATTACTCCTAATATAGTATAATTATATCACACTTGATATTAATTGTCAAGTGGTATTTAACCTAACGCAATAGCAAATGCTAGTGCTGTTGGGTCTGTTTCTGTTATGGTGAGGTTAGTTAACTGTGAACCGTCTACTGCTGGTAGTTTTCCAGTACCGTCTAATTGTACAATATTATTTGCACTTGTACCTACATTTAAGGTGGCTGCTGTACCCAAACCAAGGGTAGTACGTTGTGCTGCGGCATCAGCGTCATCAAGTAGTGCTTTACCTGCTGTTGTTAAATCATAAGTACCCGCTGTTCCCGCACCTGTGAACTGTATACCTTTATCTGCCGCTGATGTTAATCCAGCCAGTGCTGCGAGTTCTGCATCATAGGCTTGTACGTCTGTACCAATTGCTATGCCAAGATTAGTACGTGCATCAGAAGCGTTGCTTGCTCCTGTACCACCATCTGCTACTGCCAAATCACCGGCAGATGTTATTGTTGACAAATCAATTGTTGGACTGGTTAAAGTTTTGTTTGTAAGTGTTTGTGTACCCGTAAGGGTAGTAACAGTACTGTCAATATCAAGAGTTACTGCACCGCTAGTACCGCCACCAGATAAACCTGTTCCTGCAGTTACTTCTGTAATATCACCAAGAGGAATAGCACCCACTTGTGAGTCTACATAAGCCTTAATAGATTGTTGTGTAGCTAAGTGTGTAGCAGAGTCAGATACCATTGTATCTTCATCTTTAATAGAAGTTCCACTTATTGTACCGTCAAGCACAGCACTTGTCAAGGTTTTATTTGTCAGCGTATCCGTTGTAGCACGGCCTACAAGCGTGTCTGTGTTAGTCGGTAGGGTAATAGTACCAGTATTACTGATGGTGTTGATTACAGGGGCTGTAAGCGTCTTGTTGGTAAGCGTCTGCGTACCAGTAAGGGTAGCTACGGTGCTATCAATATCAATAGTAAGAGTCTGTGCTGAACCTGTAGTATCAATACCTACACCACCAGCAATAGTGAGTGTCTCGCTGTCTAGATCAACAGTTTGTGCGCCACCAGTATCACCTTGAAAGTCTAAATCTTCTGCAGTAAGTTGTGTATCAATATAATCTTTAGTGGCTTTAGCCGATGGAATGGTATCATCTGTAAGAGATACGGATGTAAGGTCAGTGTCAAGTACACCTGCAGCAAGCATAGTAGTGTCTATATTAGATAGTGTGTTACTAGCTGCGTCAATAGTTTTATTTGTAAGTGTCTGTGTGTCTGTTACAGTAGCTACTGTAGCGTCAATGTCAATGGTTACAGCTTGACCTGTAGCAGATGTATCAATGCCTATGCCACCAGTTACAGTAAATGATTGGCTGTCAAGGTCAACAGCAGCGGTGCCTGTATCTGCAGCAACATCCAAATCTTGTGCGGTTACCTGCGAATCTACGTAGGCTTTAATTGATTGCTGCGTAGCAATAGAAGTATCTGAATCAGAAACCATATCATCTTCATCAAGTACAGTCCCAATACTAGAACCCCCACCAACGCTAATACCAGCTACATTTAAACTACCAGAAAAATAAGCATCTTTATATTGGTTTGTTATAGAACCTAAATCAACATCGTTTGTTGTTACAGGTAAAATAACACCATCTTCAAAACGTACCTGTTCAACAGATGAACCTAGTCCACCTGCATCTACAAAAACACCGACACGGTTATTTGTATCATCAACTACAACTTTGTTAATAGGCGCAGCTACACCGGGGTCTCCAATCAAGCCAATGACTGGACCCTCACCACTTGTGCCATCATGTGAGTGACCTGTGGTATTATCAAATGTGTTTACTAGTTGATTATATTCATCATTAAAGTCTGATGCCTGAATAATATCACCATCAGCGAATGAGGATTGTCTAGTATAACCTGCCATTTATTATCTCCTTGCCGCCGCTTCAAACTCTAGCTGAAAGCCTTTCAGTGAGTAAGGGGCTGACGTTCCCCTATCATTAACACGTAATGCTATTGCAAATCCTGAACCTTCAATCGGCTGTCTTGTCAATGGGTTTGACTGACCACCAAATGTAGCAACACCGAATACCGATGAACCATATATAGCTACCGCTGTTGTAGTATCAAATGGATATGCAGCAGGTCTAGGTACATTAGGTGATTCATAGTCATACCTTACAAACAAATCTGCATTAACTGCGGCTTCAGGTGAGTAGTTTATAATAACACGTTGAAACGCCTTACGTATACCGGCATCACCCATAGTCAAGTCAGGTGAACGATACTTACCTGTTACTGTATTACCGTCAAAGTCACTGCCTTGTTCTTGTCTATACACGTAACCATCGAAGCCACCATGTATAATAAAACTTTGACCTTGTGCAATTGTGTAGTCTGTACAACTGGGTGCAATACCTTTTAAGTCACCGAACTCATATGTATCGCCTTTACGTACACAGATAATACCTTTTGTGTTTGCCCTCGCTACATCTGAGTTAGAGAAGAACAAACGGTACTGTGTTTTGTCTGGAATAACTAGACTGTCAAACTCGTTTACATCACTTAATCCAGTAAAGCGTTCTTGAATCTGGCGGCTAATTGTACCCAACTCAACGTCACCAATACGGTCTGTACCAGCAACAGTACGCAGTCCATCTGGACCAAGGTAAACTAAGTCACCTGCAAATTCTTGAACAGTAAAACCATTAAGGCATCCAATTTCACGAGACACAGGTTGCAGTGTAAAGTCTGCATTAGAGTTACCAGATAGTCTAAATATACGTTCTTCACAGAAAATATATAACTGTTCACGGAAAGGAACGATAGCAGTTATTGGACTATCTACTGCAATAGAGCCTGCACCAAGAGCAACTGAAAAGTCATCGTCAGTATAAGGTGCAGTAAAAACTACTTCTTCTGGATTGTTAGACATACCAGCAAAAAATAATGTGTTTTTAAATACAGTAACAAACTTGGGGTCGGCAGGTGCGCCTGTAGCATTTAAGTCTGTTACCGTAGTGCCATCATATTTAGATGCATTATTTGCACCATCTGCCCATACAATGTAATCTGTACCACCTAAGTTATACCGAAAAAATGTATACTTTGTTGCACCAGTTCTGCCTGTATCTATTTCTGTCCAAAAGGCTAGAACTGCTGTACCACTTGGATAGCCTGCTGCAGTAGTACTGTTAGCACCACGAGTACAGCCAGTAAATGTGGTAGAGGTTGTACCTGTGTAGGTAATCTGCTCTGTACCAATTAACAAC